TGGAGCAGATGTTTTGGCCTGTGCTTTGGCTTTTTTGCCAGAAGCAAAGAATATCACCGCCGCAAGGACGATAATAACTGCAAGACCAATTACTATGTTTTTTTTGTTTTTCATTGTTTCTCCTTTAATTCTTGCCAAAGCAAGATCCAGCATTATACTATTGGTTGTGTGGATAAGTCAAGTGCAATTGCGTGACAATTACCAAATTTACTTCTTTTTTTTAATTTGTTGACGTACTTTGTTTATTGTGTATTTTCGCATGTTTTTATAGCGATTGTATCTAACATACTTTTTTGGTTTTTTTGATGATCCTTCCGGAGATATTCCGGGACCATGATATATGATATAGATTGCCGACAAGGAGAGACAAACTGCAATGAAAGAAATTATTAAGACGGCGTAAATTACCTCTAAAGCCATTTAGCTCACTCCTATAAAATTATTTATAAGAATTTGGTAAAATGATGCTGATATGTTTATTGTTCTTCGTCGGAATGAAGATCGTTCAATAGTTGTCTTAACTTGCTACTTTCCACTGTGGCTCTTACTTTGCCTATGTCGTCGCCCTTGGTCGGGTCTGGTTCTGCTCTGGCATCTGTGGCTGTTCCATCGCCAGTAATTTTGCTCTTTTGTTTTAAAGAGTCATACACCGTGGATGTTTGTTTTTTGAACTGATTATGTTCTGCATCTTCTTCCAAGCTCTTTATTCTTAGCGTATCCACATCAAATTCCAAGTCGACTTTCTGACCCACGCCACTAGAACTCCTAGTTTTCATGAACTGCAATTGATATCTGCCACGCTCTTTCATTGCTCGGCTAGTGAATATACCAAACACGTTATCCGCTGTTTGTACCTTGGACAGTCCGCCTGCTATGTGACTGTGATCAAACTCTATTTCTTCTACAGATGCCCTGTTTAACTGAGATGCTGTGGCCATTAGCAATTTTGATTCTACGGCTAGATTTCTAAGTTCTTCTGAAACATATTTGTCTTTTATGAACAAGTCTGCTGGTGAAACTTTTTTGCTTTTTGGCATCATGAGATCCAAATAATCAATTAATATACAATCCACTTTCTTTTTAGTTTTAAGTTCTAGTTCTTTTAGATATGTTTTAATATCTAATACTGTGCTGCCCGATGGCAAATATTTAATTTGTAAATTTCCTGATTTTTTAGCCAATAACTTAATCTTCATCTCTACGTTCTCTATTTCTGGAAAAATTTTTCTTGTGGGTATATTGGTTATCATAGAATCCATTCTCATAGCCACTAGCATCTCGCTCAACTCAAAACTTATATAACAACAATTCAACCCCGCACTTGCCCAATTAACTGCTAGATTCTGTAAAAATAAAGATTTACCTGCACCCGACCCACCTGCAAATATGTTTAATTCTCCTCTATTGAACCCACCAAACAGTTTCTTATCAATGTTTGCCCAGCCAGTGCTGATTTGTCCGTTGGAATTTTTTAATCGCTCTAATCTACCTTTGGGATCTTCAAAATAATCTGTACCTATGTCTCTGGTCAATCCAATATTGACCGCTGCCTTGACTTTGTCTTCTACCGGTGCGTAATCACCCTTCTCTAATAGATCTGCAGATTCTAATATGGCACGTTCTAATGCTTTGTGTCGAGAAAAGGTTTCAAATTCGTCCAGCAACCAATTAAAATGAGAAGGATCCAGATCCTTGGCTGTTTTTAATTTTATATCAAATTTTGCATTAACTTGCTCTACCTCTGGCAGCACTTTGTATTGCTCGCTGTAATCTTTGATAAACTTGGCAATAGGTATTAACTTTCTATCAAAATTATTGCTGTCAAAAATATTCTGAGCCCTAGCAAAAGATTCTGCATCAGCCAGCAACATTTCCAAATATAACTTCTGTACATCAAAAGTATAATCAGCCATTTATCATTTTCCTTCTCATCAAATCTATTTTTAATGCTGTAGATTCGGTAGATTTAAGTATTGATTGTAAAGTAAACAATCTACCATATTTTAACACAGCATCCGATGCATCTACAACCTTTTCTCCCCATTTTGGAAATGATACACTCCATCCAAATTCCACCGCTTGATCTATTAGTTTTTGTCCAGCCTTGTCTCTATCTGGCACCACTATAACCTTTCTGCCCAATCCATTTATTAACTCTCTTTGTGTTTTGTTTATGTCTGATCCCAATATTGCCACTCCGCCCAACACCATCGCATCAAATGGTCCTTCTGTTACCAAAACAAATTTCCTATTCCAATCCTGTGCATCCATGTTAAAAACATATCCCGGCTGTGTCTCTGTCCAGTATTTGATTTCTTTGTTTGTGGAATCAAACATCCTGCCAGTATATCCTACTATTTTGCCACGCCAATAAAAAGGAATTATTAGTCTTCTATGAAAATCAGATCCCTGGTCTGGAGAATAAAAGAAATCATACCACTCTGGAGATACTCCCCTTTCTTTCAAATAGTTCAACAACTTATCTATCTTTTCATATTGCGTCTCTGTGAGATCTTTATCCACATATCTTTCTAACCAATGATCTAATCTAAAACTGTTTTTGGGTAACTCTTTTTCTTTAAAATTAACAAATTCTTTTTTTTCTACTTTTGTATCAGCTTCTTCATGACGCATTGCCTCTATGGCTAATTTCTTGATCACGTCATCGGCTATACCCAACCAGCCCATTAATGTTTTCATTTTCAAAGATAACTTGCGACCTATCACATACGATGCTGTGTATCCACAATTGAAACAGTGATAACTTAAAGTTCCGTCGGCCGAAGTCATAAGACCCCCACGTTTCCTTTTATCTTGTGATTCTCCGTTGTGTACACAACAAGGAGCATTGAAACTGGTCCACCCCGATGGCGTTTTTTTACGTCCATGTGGAAGCGACGTCAGAATTGTGCTCTGTATAAGGTTCATCCTTATAGTTTAATGTCTGTAGAGTATTTTGTCAATTAAGCCGGTATTACCAGGATCATTATCCCAGCTAAATCTAACGTATGTATAGACCCCATTAAAATTGAAATATGAGGAACCGGTTGAATTATCAAAAATAACCGGCGATTGATCGTCGTTGGTGGTTATATCAAAATAATCACTGTCTCCCGGGGTTTGTGACATGGTGCCTTGTATCCTAAGAGACCCTGTGAATCCTTTTGTGTAAACCGATATGGTATGCAATGCCATATTATTGTTTTCTCCAGGTGTGGCATCAATAGCCGAGCTAGTTTTTTTCAACGGTCCAGTGGTGCTAGTAAATTCAGAAACTTCAGTACTGTTAATCACAGCAGGATATGCCCCATCCAATATTTCTAAAGTGCCAGCAGCATTGTATGCTGCGTCTACAAATGTTATGGTCCTAGTATTGTCACTGGCAATTTCTCTAATTGAATAGTTATAAAATTTAGAAGTTAACTGTAATAACTCTCCAGCGGTTATCGTTACTACTGCCTTTCCTTTTTTACTAAAAGTAGAACCATCATCTAATATGGTTAAATTCTTTGTCAAAACTGATTTAGAAGATTCTGTGTCTATAAGATTAAATTCGTAATTTTTTACTGAAATATCCTGTGCTTTTTGATCTTCATTCTTAAAAGTAAAACTAATAGGGTTAGAAACGCCCTTAAACACTTTAATTCGCCTATCGTACACCATTGAATTCCTTCCATGATAACCAGTTGTGTAGACTATTACCAAGTTGTCTAGTAAATACCTCGATACAGTTTGCATAATTCATTGCTCACTGTATTTATTGTTAGAATATGAATGAAATTTTTGAAACATTGAAAAGCAAATTTCCGTTTTTGTCTTTAATACGCAAAGGCGACCTAGAATACGTAGGAATCATACAAAACCAAGATAATGCAGTTACGAGCTTCTATGATTACGGCAAAATAGAACTAACCATTGGCAAAACTAAATTTTTACAACTTGGGGAAACTTGGTGGTGGGAATCCAATAGGAAAATACCTATTAATATATTTTTAAAGAAAGAATTTCATGTTTTTAAAGAAATACTAGTAACTCTGGCAACCAAAGACATTAACATAGTACACGGTCCTGTGGTAAGATTAGAAGACATTTCTAAAAAAAGAGTCAAACGCAGAACAATACAGTTAATGCGAAGACCGTAATAACTTAAATTTTATTTTTTCTAATTAGATTCATTTGCACAACAATGGCCTGTGCGTATGCTACGGCATGTGATTTTTTAAAAAAATAACTGTCGTCTTTGGGTCTTTCCCAAACTTCTTTTAATATTTCTGTCCAGTACTTGTGCATCAGATGACGTTTAGCAGGTCTAATAATTGCCAATACCGCAGCCAGTTGTTCTATATTTTTTGGTTCTAATTTAGAAACGATGTCAAAATGTCCATTGATATGAAATAATTGATCTACTATATCTTTATCTTTTAACATATTCCAGTCTGGCTCCCCCAACATTAATTCTACTAATTCTTTTTCTGTTTTTATTTTTTCGTAGATACTGACATTAAGTAAATCTATTTTAAAGTATCCTCTTTCTTCTGCTTTTTTATAATCTAAACTACAATACTCATTTATAGGATCCGTTGGTACTTCTTGAAAGTACACTCCTGTTTTATGTTTTTCTGATTCCTCGTCTTTGATTATGGACGCAGGCACATGTTTGAAAAGTTTAAGTGCCTCTTCTCTATTTGAAAAATCTATATCAACGTCTGGCATTAGTTATATCTCCTTCTATTGGTTTCGCTCCTTATCAACGAACCGTTTTCTTTATCTATGAATTCTAAAACATTAAGTGTAAGTTTATATCCCTTGCTTTCTTTTATTGGATCGGTGATCTCAGGCAGGAACACTTGTCCTATCTTGCCATTCTCTTTTATTACTATTACAGAATCTCCTACTGCTAAATCTATACCTTCTTCCATTTCTATCTTCTTATTCAATTTTGGCCTCCTTAGCAGTCTCATTAACAAACACAGCATCGGCCGCATTGGTTTTAAATTTGTTTGACCAAAACTCCGGATTAATAAATCTTTGTACCATTTGTAATTGTTCGTCTGTAAATGATTTTAACATTTTCTTGCCGGCTGAACAACCAAGCACGAGCCACGGAGATAGTTTACCAGTTTGTATGTGTTGCACTGCTCTTGAAGTATTAACCAAACGGAAATAATCTGCCCATTGTACATTTTGTTCTTCGGCCCAGTCCATCATGGTTTGTATACTTCTAGTTAGAGCAGCCTCTACCGGTTCGGTCTTTAATGAATCTATAAGATATGCTTCGTACAGATCATCTCTGGCCCAATGATCTAATTTAATTCTAGAACGTATAACATATTCAATATATTTTTCTGGATATAGAGGATTAATATACATTAGATATCTACCAAACTTTACAAAAGCATTATAATAAGAACTCTTGCAAAAATCTTCATAAGTTTTTGGTTTAGTATTGTTCTGATGTATTTGATAAAATCTTTGGAATACTAAGAAAGCATTCTGCACCCATTTTTCATTTCTTTGTAAATGTCTACGTTTAGGTTCACACACGTGAACTTGTAGGGTTCTTTCTTTCGTGAAACTCTTGCCACAAAATGTACAGGTGTTAAGATTGCTTTCCATGGTCCTCTAGCAGTTGTTCTAGTTCGCTGTCGGTTATGATTTTATCCAGTGTTTCTAAATCTGATAGTTTGGTGTTAGGATAGATATCCATTAGAGTTTGCAAAGATTTGTTTGGAGTTTTCTTCATGGGTTTGACCCACGGATGGAACTGTTGTTTCAATCCACCGCACATCGATGTTAATAGCCAACATAATTTTTTGTGTTTGCTGCTCAAAACAAATAGATCCTTATTAACAAATTCGTTAATCATTTCTACATAATGTTCTTGATAAAATCTATCTCCGGATACTGCCGAGGCATAACGCATGATCATGTATGGACTATATAACGATCTCTCATGATCATCTATTCTATCGTAATAATCTTTATTACGAAAGTCTATGGCTTTCATTCCGTTTCTTAATTCAAAAAACTTTTTCTTTTCACTCATCTTCTCTCCACGTTAATGCAAATACGGAAGCATGTTTAGGATTCTTAAAAGTTATCTCTATGTTCTTGCCTTTTAATTGGTACCCTTGTATGCTCAATTTTTTCTTTTTAGCATGATCCATAATCCAATCAATGTAATGTCGATTCATTAACACAGGTATTTCTTGATCATGGTCATCCGGGATCAGCAACACAGGCGCTTCCATCTTAACAACATTGTCTTTTCTTCTTACCATACTGCCCCATATTCTAGAAATTCTGATTGTCTAGATATGTCTTTGACAAAATAGGCACAAGGAGGATTATCGCCATCTGTAAGTGGAACAGCCAATATTTGTCCAGACTTAGTTTTAGGGAAGTACCATTTAACTTCTTGATATATGTCCACAATGTCCACTTCAGCGAAACTGGGTTTCGAATCTGTAATGGGATTGAACATAAAAGCATTAAATCCTCTGTCATTTAAACTGGTCAATGGCAACACATGCAATTCTCCCTGCTCGGGATCTCCTATTATCATCTTCCAGTCCAATGGCATTTTAATTTTATATTTTCCGATTTGTAATACGGCTGCCGGTGCATTAAAAGATTCTAAAAATATCAATGGTATAAAAAAATAGTCCGGATCTTCCGGGTTAGAGTTATCTAACACAGCAAATCTTAATTTGTCATCCACAAACTCCGGGATCTTTTCTAATATATAGGTCCTATTTTCTAATGTAAGGATTTTCATAATCTATCTTTTCTATATTATACGGATAATTGGCCTCTTTGTAAAACTTTTTTCTTTGCCCA